ATCAGGAGACGACAGATACCGGAGAAAGTATCCGTATCGTACTTCAGCCAGCCGCCGAGCTTCTGCGGCATGCCGTTGTGGAAACGAACCTTGTTACCGGATTTCCAACGGTTTACTGCCCCACGATCCGTAGTCACCGTGAAAAGACCGGGCGCGATCTTGATTTCGGTGAGGGCCATTCATCGCTCCGCTCGCGGCATCGGCGTCATGGTCATCGGCGCGTAGTCCTTGCGGCGATGGTGACGGGTTTCGTTCCTAGCCGAACTGAGAACTTTGACGTACTCCTGCTCCCAGATCGGAAGCGATTCGCCTTGCTTCAGGTATTCTGCCCCATAGACGAGGCAGGCGTACAGGAGGGCATCCGGGCAATTTGTCCCGAGCCACGTCGTAGCGACCGTACTCGACAGACCCGCCGGCCGCTTCATAAAGTGCGCCGTCCAGGTATGCGCCGTTGAAGGCGTTCCGGCGACGATCCATCGCGTGTCGTCCAGATCGGCGTAATACTTCGGCAGGGCGGCCGTTGTAGTCTCTGTCGGCCAGTAGTCAAGGATGTACTCCCGCGTCTTCTGGATCAGCGGGTAGGTCTTCCCGCCCGATGAGAACGTCAGCGAGCGGTCTGCGACAAAGTTCGGCGGCTTGAGAACGATCTGGCTGCTCGCGGTAAAAACCCCGGTGTCGATCGCATCGAAGATATCGAGGTCCAAGTCTCTCAGGAGGCCGAGTTCACCCAGGCCGATGCAGATATCCACGTCGGAAGCGAAAGGAGTCCCCGTATCTTCGACGAAAGCGATGATGGCGGCTTTCAACGTAGTGTGATTCCAACCGAACCCTGGCATCACGTACTCCCACCGAAGTAGCCCCCAGTCAACGGCGGCAGGTTATCAACGAGCGTCGCTCCATCTCCACCACCGGCCGCCGCGGTATCCAGGTCAGGGGCCGGGTGCGCCAAGGCAATGCCGTCCTCGGCGGTGAAAGGTTCCTCCTGCGGATTTTTTACGTCTCTGCATTCGGCGTGAACACGAAGGCCGGGATTGTCGCCGTCGGCAACTGAATCAATGTACCTGCCGCGCATACCGCAACGCTGGCATTGAAACCACGCGAATTTTCCGGTGGCGAGCTTTGCCATCAGATCCTCGCCAACTGAAACGTCGTGTCAGTACGCTCTCTCTCGAAGTCCCTGGCTCTCTTCAGCGCCCTTGCCGCNAGCCCTTCGAGANTCTGAAACTTGCCGGGATTGTGGATCAGCGCGAGTTGTGCAGCAAGGCCAGAAGCCAGGGCTTCAAACCACGTATACGCAACGTCAGGTGTCTCAGATGCCGCAGTCACGTCCTGAATCCGGCGAAGCCTCCAATACCCCACCGCGTCAGTGATGGCTTCTCCTACCGGCCACATCCAAGCTTTCAAGGTTGGGCGGTCGAAGAACATGCTCTTGATGATTCCTGAAACCGTCTTGTCCGGTATCCTCTGGTAGTCGCCACGGCTGAGAAGTTGAATCGGCGTAGCCAGTGAACTGCGGATAAAGATCGGGTCCAGAATCGCAAGCGTCCCTGTCGGTATTGCGTAATCGTCTTGGTCCACAACCACCGTCAGGTTCGTCGCCTGCTCGACAACGAAATTACGCACCCCATCGGTCGCCCAGTCGGCAAACATGAGGTTGAGTGACATGCGGGCATCTCGAACGTGCTGCCCGGTCAGCGTGCGTTGGTCCACCCCAGCGCGGCTGAACGCGATATCGACAAACTCAGCGATCTCGGGCGACCAAGAATACGTGTTTGACGTTGTCATTTTTTCGCCTCTTTCGCGGGCTTGCTCACGATCTCCTGCACCGACTTTTCGTGCGTATCGGTGCGCGTCGTGACCTGTCCAACGCTACTACCGCCCCACCGCATCGCCAAGACCTGTTTGTAAGCCTCCGGGGCGATCAGGACCAGGAACAGGACCGCCAGCACGTCCCACGACGGCAGGCTGTTCACCAGCAGCAACTTGGCCGCGATGATCTGCCCGGCGTAGGTTCCGAGCTTGCTGCCGGATATCTCGCCATCCTTACCGCGCACCAACCCGTTCAGGTCGCGCCGGATACCGAACTTGCGGCGCTCAGGGCCGTCGTCGCTCATTTCAGCGTCACGATGTTAGCGAGATCGGATTGCTGTACCAGCTTGATCGCGTGATGGCATTTCTCGCGCCGCTTGTAGCTCTCGCCATGCGCGATGATCTCGCCGTTTCCCGCCCGCAGCCGCCAGCGGTATTGCTTGGTGCGGGTGCGATAAATCTCGAACTTGGAGTTAATCATCATGTCGTCCCTTTTCCGTTGCCCGTCACCCGCGCCGTGATGCTGGATAGCGTTTCCATCACCGATTGTTGCGCCTTGTTCTGCGCCACGAGCATGTCAATGTGGTCCTGTAGCCGATCGGTCTTCTCGTCCGCCAGCTTTGAGTACAGAGTCCCGACATCGGCTGTGACTTCACTGTGCCGTCGCACATATTCGATGATGTGAGTCTCGATCAACTTCGTGTTATTCCTTACGTCGCTCACGTCAGCCTTGCGGCTCAGTTCCATTTTCAGCAAATACGCGACGATGCCGATCAATACCGACAGCACAGCAGAAAACCCGGACATCGACAACATCGCTACGTCGCGCCATTCCATTACTTCACCACCACTGTCCACTCGACAATCGTACCCGTCTCCGCCTTCGTCATCACAGGTCTAACCCGATTGTCCACCGTGACATGCCATTTCGTATCCAGTGGAACGCCGAACTTGTCCACGTCCTGCTTCGGCACATCCCACCGCGCCGTACCGCCCGGCCCTCCAGCATCGTACAGATCACAGGATGCCCGGTAGAGCGAATTCGTCGCCTTGAGTTGCGTGTGCAGCGAGGCGGCGCGGGTCTGCGCGTCGGCTTGGGTGAGGTAGGTGAGTTTCAGCATGGCGGGCTTCACAGGGTAATGCCGTGAAGTTTAGCCAGCCGCTGCTGAATAGCGAGCCGCGTTGCAGCGCTGCTGACCGTTCCGCGCAGTATCTTGTCCTTCTGTTGGAAATTCCCGTAACCACCTGCCGTCAGTCCTTTCCGCCACATCGTCAGTCCCGTCAATGCAGTGGCAGATAATGCCGCCGTGACCGGAGTTCCGTTGTTCAACTGGATCGTTCCGGTGCCGTCCGCGGCCACCGAGGTATAGAGGATGTTCCACGTGTTGAGCGTTGGGGATACGCCGGTTGTCGCGGCCCCGGCATCCTTCAGCCTGATTTGTGGTGTGCCCGTGAACTGCTGCGCCGCGAACTCATAATCAGCGTCGCGGCCATCGAACAGCACGTCATCCGAGGTCCAACTGATAGCTTTGAACACGTCAAAAAACTCGTATGGAGCAGCGAGCGCGAAAGCCCCGGATTGCATGAAGTGCGCTGAACCATTGCCGAGCAACTGCGGACTCCCCACGATCTGCGCTGGCGTTGCGCCGGTATTTACAAGAGTAAATGTTGCTCCGCCACTTGACAGTGTCGCACCATTTGTAGATGTTTCACTTGCTGTCTTTGCGTTAAAATCTCCAGTTAATGTTCCGCCAGCATCCCTGTCGCTGGAATACACACGAATCCGCCTTATTCCCCCATTAAGAGGAGAATCATCCCATGCTTTATTGCCAATTATCACATCTTGTGGATCCGAATCTATGGCCGCCGCTGTCGCGACAGATGCCTGAGTACCGTGTGTACTCCACGATACTCCGTCTGTTGACGTGTAAAAATCCATGACTGACGTTCCGCCCACCGCGTAGGTCATTTTGAATCTCACGAAGATATTAGTGCCTACTGTGGCACTTAATGGTGCCCCAGAATTCCATGCCTTCACTACATCGCCAATATACCCAATAAACCTGATATTTCCTGTTGTGACTTGCTGGTCAAACCAGTAGTCACGCATGTTTCCGCCAGAAGAATCCTTTGCCATCCAGGTCGACTGTAAGACAGTGGGTGTATTGGTTGCAACAAATAGCTCGAAATCAATATCGAATGATCCCGTTAATGTGTTCCACGCTGCATGAGGAGAACTCCACCAATTAGACGCGGCACCAGAAAAAAACGCATAGTTCGTCCCGGTGTGTGACAGCACAATCGGCTGCGCTGCCCCCGTAGCCTGCGCAAGATCGGCAGCAGTCCCGGCAGTACCACTGACCCAGTTTGCCCACAGACTGGCGTTCAGGATGTCAGTAGGAGCATGCCCGACGCCGGGCTGATACCAGGCGGCGGTGTTACCGTCGGAGAGTATGCGAGAGAGCAGTTGACGCTGATCCCGCGTGTCCGCGAATAGGGCGCGACGGGTTCCGATCGGCATGGCTTAGTCCGTCAAGATAGCGAGTTTTACTCTAAGCTGCTCACCGCTCACGGGTGTATACGCATTCCTTACTACGAGGACACCAAATAGATCGACAACTTTTGGCGCGCAGACAAAGGCGAGCGCCTTGTCGGGCGATTGGATAATGCCGTTCGCTCCGCACGTCTTGAACGAAGACGATGGCAACGATATCCAGCCGACAAAGGAAAGCATCTCCAAGTCAGTCGGAGCCCAAGCTTCGTTGTCGTCCTGCATGGTGATGACGCTGTCGAACAGGTACAACTCCAAGTCTGGTTTCGTGCTCTCTGCAGTGGAATCGACCAGCAAGCAGCTTTGAATGACGCCGCCGCCGCCAGGGCTGCGCGCTGCTTTGGCGAAGCGAAGCATCCGAGCGATGCCGGTTGAGTCGGCAACCACGTCTCCAGCGGTGTAGGCCGTGGTGTCAGCGGGCCGCTTGAACTCATCCTGAACGAAGATGGTCCTCGATACGACTTCGACTTGTCCGCCGCTCATGGTTTTTTCCTCGCGTGGATAATCATGGTCCCCTTGTCGCCAGCCGACGTGAATCCGCTTGTGGAGAGCAGGAGGTTTTTCTGCGAGTCAAGCCCGCCCGGATCCGCGATGCCACCGATCGAAAAGAAATCCTGCGGCTTCGAGTCAGGGGTGCACACCCAGGCCGGGATATCGGAGAGGTCATCGAAGGAGAGGATGACATCGAACCCTGATAGGGAACTCTTGACCCCCATGATGACGAAGCGGTGACCTTCCAGTATCTTCTGGTTCACCACTTCGCCGGTGACGCCATCCGACTCCAAGGCGACATGCACGATGACGTTGCGCGGACCCTCTTCGAGAGTCCGCACCGTGACGGTGTTTGCCATGGTGCCCTCCTTAGACCGGCACCTCGGCCCAGGTGATGCTGCCCACCCCGGCCAGCGTCGTCGTCAAGCCGATCAGGCAGGCGACGGCACCCGGCATGAGCATGAGGGCACCTTGGATCTCCCAGAAGCCCGCATAGGGCGACTCGCCGACTCCAGACCCGTAGACGGCCCCGCCAAGCCAGCGCGCTGCCACAGGCGCAACGGCCAGCGTCGCCGCGTCGTAGGCCACCGTGATCGAACCACCGGCATTACCCGATCCATCGGCTCTTTTCGTCGGCGAACCAGCCACCGTGAGGCTCGACGGAATGGTTATGTGGGGCGCCGCCAAGCCGATGCCTAGGTTGTGGACGGCAGCAGGTGCGGTGACCCACGAGAACCCGACATCGGCGATGAGGCAGTTCTTTCCAGACCCTGCCGGGTTGTAGAGGATGAGGCCAGTCATTGCGGTAGCCACGGCTACGACGTTCTTCGTCGAGACGTTGGCCGCGTAGAAAAGCTGGCCGTTGCGGTTGTATCCTGCGTAATCGAAGCTCATGGTTATTCTCCTGGTTACAGGTTGGTCATCAGGCCACCGGCCGCTGAAGCAGTCGGTGCCGGCATGTTGGCCCACACGATGCCTTCCGTGCCCGCTGTCCAGACCGGAGCGCCGCCATCGTCCATAGCCGCGCAGTCCTGCAGAATGATCTTGCCTTGGCTGATTCCGGCCGGGATGTTGAACACTTCGGCCATGTCGATGGTCTTGTTGACCGACTCGGAGGCGAACAGGCAGCGCTTGAACCACAGCCAGCGGTCAATTGCGGTCGTATCCACGAGCTTGACATGCGAGGCGCCTGTCGCCGTAATCCACAGTTGGAACAGGCATTCTTCGAACAGATTGCGGGTTGCTGCCGTATCGCAGAGCAGGTTTACGCCATCGGCATCGGTATCGATCGTATCTACGCCGATCACGCAGCCACGGAAGACGTTCTCTGCCCCACCTTCGAGTTTCAGCGAGCATGCGCCGGCCGCCGACATTGTCGCGTGACCGATCCCGGCGAAGTGCACGTTCTCGAACACGTTCCTCGCTCCGGTTACCTGCACGTCGATCAGCGAGGTCGCGTCGGCAACGCCTTGGAAGGCGCTGATATTGGCGATATAGCAGCCGTTCGCTGTCACGTTCACCAGCGGGCTTACCGCAGTGGCGGTCGAAAGTTGCGCGATCCGCGAGCGCTGACTGACGATCGATGGTGCTCCGATGCCTATCAGGTGGACCAGATCTTTCGCCCATGTCAGCGTCGCGGACTGGTAATCCGTGGTATCCGCCGCCGTGTTGCTCTCGGCAATCAGGTACACCACGTCGTTCTTATTTGCCGTGGCCTTCGTCTGAGCTTGAGCAAGCGTCTTGAGCGCCTTGCCTGGTTCTAGCCCTGAATTGCTGTCGGACCCCGTCGACGGCTTGACGAAGTAGTACGTGCCGGTGAACGGGATCCCCGCTCCACCAAGCACTGGAATGCCCATACTGGAAATACCGTGCGGAAAACGTGTCATGTCAAATCTCCTAGATCAAGCCGGCCATGCGGAGATACACAGGTTGACGCCCAGCCGACAGCGAAAAGGAACGTGCGGCCCACGCGCCCGGGAAAGGCGCGAAGGACGGCCGCGCGCTGGTTACGACTTGCGAGAAGCGAGAATCGCCGCCCTCTGTTTTGGATTGGCCCAACGGGCCCGCATGGCCGCGCTGCGCTGCGCCTTCGCCTCGGGTGAGGCCAAGACAGCCTTCATCTTGTCGGACTGCGCCTGACGCCTGGAATCGTCCCAGATGACGGCATTCGGCTGCCCAAGACGTGCAGCGCTGATCACCGCCGCCCGTGCTGCCTTTCGCTCCGGGTCCGCCCAGGCGGCTTTGGTCGCCGCGGATTTGCGGGAGCGTTCGGAGTCTGTCGCCGCCGTTGCTGCGCGCGAAACTGCCATGCGCTCGCGGTAGGCGGGGTCTTCCCAGGCGGCTTTCGAGATGGCACCGACCTGCGCGCGAAATTCCGGGGTGCGAAACGGAGTCTGGTCGCGCCCGAGCGCAATCTTCGAGAGTTCCGCCCGTTCCTCGTTCGACCAGACTTTGACGGTTGGAACGTCGTCCCCGTAGCCATTGCTCTTGGCCTGATTCTCCTGCCACGGCAGAACCTGAAGGTTCCAAGGAACATGAAGACCGCAGATTCCATGACCATTGAGGGGGAAGACGTGATCGACGTGGTGCTCTACCCCGGTTGCAATGGTGATTTTCAAGCACTGACGGTAGATCAGGCGAATCTCGGCCCAATCTTCCTTGGTCAACCATGCCGGTGTCGCCGATCTCAGGCCGGCCCGGCGAGCGCTGTTCCTGGCATTGTATTCTGCGCGATGGTCCCGTAGGTATTGCTGCGAATAGTGCCGCTTGCAGAGACCGTGATAGCCACCGTTTTCCAGGCAACCTTGAATCGTGCATGGCACCGTTGTACGAATTGGCGTATTCGCGTCTCCGTGTCGCCACTCGCGCATTGCATGTACGGAACAAAAACCTTTCGCCTTTACTGGATTGTCGCAACCATCGATCTTGCATATACCGCGCGACGCTTTGACCCGCTCCGGCGTATAGCACCCGGACTGCCGATGCCACTTCATTTGGCACGAGAGTCCGCAGAATCGTCTTCCGATCCTTTTCCCGGTCAGTTCGGTGCTGCAGATCTCGCATCTCGTGTTCTGAGCCTCAGTGTGGCCGTACTCGACGTACCACTTATAATGACGACGGCAGTAGTCTTTACCGTAGTGCTCCCTGCCGCATCCTTCTATGCTGCAAACTCTCATCTTGGCCCCCTACTTACGCTGATATATCCAAGGATATACCAGTTTCAGTAGAAGGTCAAGAATTAAGTTTTCCTTTATAAATCCGCTACCTAAATCCCCGGAGATCCATAGGCTCCCCGCCAATCCGACCATCCTTGGATAAATCTTTCACGTGCTTTGTAACGCATGTTGCCCGTCTCAAAATCGCCCTCGACCCTCTTCATCACCGCCTTCCGCACGATATGCTTCAAGCCATCCGGGCAGTCGGTTTTGATGAACCAGACATCCGGGTCGGTGAAGCGCTCGTCGGCGACGAAGCCGCCTTGGAGGATGCCCATGTCTTTCACGGCGTTGACGTTGTTCTCGGCCGAGTCGGACTGCAGGTTCGAGTAGAGCACTCGTTGGGCGACGAACTTCAACTGCACCGGGATACCCAGGCGGACCGGGGAGAGCGCGACGGGGATGCCGCGGTCGTCCAGAGCGGTGCCGATCAGGATCAGCATGTCCTCGAGCGAGGACTCCATGAGGTCGGTGCCGGTAGCCGGTCTGTTGNCCTGGACCCCGCCCATCTTGACCGGNTGCGAGACGCTGAAAAGAGCGACTGCATCACCACCGGGGTATGAAACATTGAACCCGTTGTTGATGATGTCCGCGTTCCGCACGGCCTTGGTGTGCTGCATGGACCGGGCGAGGGCTTTGGAGAGACGGGCGCCGATGGAGCCGTACAGGTTGTCTTCCTCGGCTTCCTCGGTAATCGCAAAGGCAAGGGCGATCGTCTCGAAGATGTACCGTGCCGTGTAGGTTTCCGAAGTCGTGTCGTAGGAAACCCCGGCCCCTTCCTGCTTGACTTGGGCGGCGCCGAACCCGGCGAGCATCACGTCCTCGACGTAGGACTTCTGGCTCTCGGTTTCGACATCCATGTAGTGACGCCACCGCTCCGGGTGCCGGTCGTACTCGAGTCCGAAGACCGAGTTGAGTCCGTCTTGGAGTTGTTTCTTGAATTGTGCACGATTCATTGCCATGATCGCCTCCTAATTGGTTGCAAACATGGATTTGCGAAGGCGAACAGCAAGCTTCGCATTCACGCCCACGGCGTTACCGGGCTCGTCGATCAGACCGAGGACTTGGAATTGCGCATCGCTTTCCGCGGCCAGATCCAACTCCATGCCGGAGATCCCGGTCAGGGTCGAACCAGCGTGCGTCAGGATGCAGTCGGCGTAGGTCATCAGGTGCGTGGCATCGACGTAGGCCGTGGTCGTATCGCTTTGGCAGCGATAGATGATGCCGGGATCGCACCAGACATGAGCGATGGCCGCTACCGCGCCGGTTGTTACCGTGCTGGCAGGCCAGTAGGGGGAGAAACGTGCCCCGGGAACACCGGAAGCATCGAGAAACTGACAGCCGGCGAAGACGCCGAGCAGTACAGCGGAATTGACCGCTCCGATAGCGAGCTTGCCGGTGGTGAGGACTACGGTGTCGCCGGTGAAAATATTCACCGCGTAGCCGGAAGCAATCTCGAACTTCCTGGTGGAGATTCGAGAGTTGTAGACGTGCCCCATGGGCTGGAAGCCCATATAGGCATCAGCGTTTGCCATTGCAAACCTCCGATTTCAGAACTGCGTTGCTCAAAGATTGAGCGCAGACTGACCGGAAGTTCCGGCTAGACTCGTGCTGCGCGTGACCCGAAGGTCCGCCCGCGCGCCACCCGGCCGCGGTGATGTGTCGGAATCTCGACAGTATTAGTACTATCGGCTACAAAAACCAGAAAGTCAACTTATTATTCCTCGTCCGGGGCAACCCTTACTTCACGCACCGGGACGGATTTCTTGTCCGCCTCGATCGGGCCGAACCCACGACCCCCGGCTACCCGTCCGACCTGCTGCAGTTGGGAGTCCAAAGCCTGGGTCCGACCGCGCGTCAATTTGGCGTAGAACTTCTCTCTGGCTTGCGCGCGTTTTTCCGGCATTTCCATCAGGACTCCACCTTGGATGCCGATGAAACCGCTGAACCTCCCGGATTCGATGATTGGGACGTCNTAGTTTTTGGGCAAAGTGGCGACTTCCCTTGGCTTCCAGCCGTCACGCAGCTTCTTGGAGATGTTCGNATGATCGTCCTTGCCTTGGAGCATGACCCGGATGAAGCGCTGGCGGAAGCCTTTCCTCGGCGCCGGGGCCTGTAAGGCAAGATTCTGCTCCCAGACAACCTCTTCCTCGTCATGGACGGTTTCCTCGCGCATTTCTTCCTCTCTGGAAGCGTGCACCGAGCGTTCGGCACTTGTCGTTTTTACCATGTCAGTCTCCTTGGGCAATTTTTTCCCGCGCGTACCGCTGCAGGTGTTTCGGATTGGTCGGATCCATCTTGAAATTGCGCATGTTCTCCAGATCCGCGGCGGTGAGCACGACTTTGGTCTTGGATTTTGGCGCCTCAGCACTGGATTGGCGTGGTTGCGCCGGCAGGGCCGCGGATGGTCTGGCGTCACCGCGCCGCGTGTCAGGCTGGGGCTTTGCGCCGGCGAATGTCGCGATCAATCCAGCCGTTTTGACCTTGGTCCGCAGCCTCGGCAGCTCGTCGTGGAGCCGCTTGTCCAATTCCTTGAAGTATTCGGCTGTCCGAGGGCTGAATTTCCCCTCCTTCATCATTTTGGCGTCGATTTCACGCGCTTTGGCTGCGTCACCGCTGAATTCCGGGTCGTTGAACCAGTTATTTCCGCCAAGCCAGTCCCTCGAATACGGGTTTTCGGCCGCCGGGACTGATTTTGGAGGGTTTTTCTTGATCTCCTCGAGCCTGCCGTGATTGGTTTCCGCTTCCCGAAGGTTGGCTTGGGCGTCGTTCAATTGCTGTTGAAGCTTGACCTCGTCCTCGGTCTTGCCGCCTTCCTTGGCCACGGTGATTTTCTCGGTCAAGGAACCGATTTCCGACTTCAAACTGCGCACCATCACGCTGGTGGTGAGAAGCCGGGCCTCGACGGTCTGCCTTTCGGCCTCGGCGGCGCGCGCATTGGCCTCGACCGCGCGCGCGTCAGAGGCTTCCCGGGCCTGGCGTTCGGTTTCGACCTGCCTGCGTCTCAGGCGCTGCTCGCGCTTGATGCGGTCCTGGACGTTCTTCGAATACTTCTTGTCCTCGGCGCTCAGTTCCTCGCCTTCTTCCTCGGCGAGCCGGGCCCCCTCGTCTTCGGCGCCGGCCTCGGCACCTTCCTCGTCCGGGACTCGGACTCCGCCGCCTTCGTCCCCCTCGGCGATCTCGATTTCAAGATCGTCCTGCGTGCCGCCAGCTTCTTCCGGGTCCGGCATCAATTCGTCAATCACGTCTGTTTTCGTTGCCATGCTTCTCCTTTCTCCGCCCGAGGGCGTGTTTGTTTCGGACCTACTTGCTGCCTTTAGCGCCCATTGCCATCTTCTTGTGCACGTTCACATTCTTGGCCGCGTGGCCGGGTTTGCACAGCGGGCCGCCCGATCCGGCACCGCCTTTCGTTTTCTTCCCGCCCTGCATTTCCTTCTTCATCTGGCTTCGGTTCATCATGGTGATCTCCTTGCGGGTTATCCTGCGGCGTAAATCTTGAATCCCTTGGGCGAATCGGCGCGGCCGATGACTTCGTCGTCATTCATCATGACGAGTCTTGCCCCCTTGAAGAAAATCTTCTGTCCGTTGTAGCGTCCGAATAGAATCAGGTCGCCGACCTTGTAGTCCCAGGCCGATACCCAGCCGAAAGCGCCTGCGGTGAGCCAGTAGAGCAAGCGGTTGGTGATGATGTGAAACTTCGGCGAGCGGCCGGCGAGCGGACCGATGTGCACGACGCGCCCCAAATAGTTCAGGTGCTCCTCGGCCTCGCGGACCGCGTGAGGCAGTTCGATCCCGCCTTTGCTCATCGTCCTCGGAATGCACGGCGCGACCAGGATGCGCCAGATCGAGGGATGCGGGGCGCCGGGCGGCACCGTCTGATCGAAGGCGTCGTACAGGTCTTCCTCGTAATCGACGCCATAGTAGGGATCGTCCTGCACTTTCATGCCCAAGTTCGGGTCGTCCATGGTCTTCAGCACATCGTCCAGTACCTCGATTGCCTGATTCTTTTCTCGTGCGCTCACGCTCACTTGTCGTCCTCCTCGTCGCCGGAAATGGTCTTGATGATCTCGATGGCATCCAGATACGCCCTGCGCTCGGCACACTTGGCCTTGTACTTCTCGGGCTCCAAGGTGCCGGAGAGAATCATCTTCTCCAAGTCGGCAATCTTGAAGCCGATGTCCTTGACCTGTTTATCGGCGAGCATGCGCAGCCTCTGCCATCATGGCGTTGAAGTACGGAATCGAAACCGAGCCAAGCTGTTCTTCCATGACCCTGCCTCGCTCGCTCAGGTGCTTGACCAGGACTACGATGCGCGGCAATTCGCGGTTGAGCGCGGCAGCCACCGCGATCGCAAGGAGCTTCGGCAAAGCGTAGGTCGTGACGGTATTCATTTGGAAGCCGCTCCTTGAGAGGATGACGCTTCGGACGCCTTCAGCGCGGCGTTCTTCATGTCGGTGAGAGCTTTTTCAACCCGGTCGACGGCGGTGTTCACTCGCTTTTCGATGTCGCCTTGGAGCTTCAGGGCCCGGATCTCGGCATCCTTGTCGGCCAGATCCTGCTCGTACTTCGCCCGCATCGACTCTTTCTCAGCCTGAGCGCGCAGCGTGATGAGGTTGTTCTGCTCCCCGGCTATACCTTCGCGGGCCTTGGCGAGCTTCTCCTGCTCGGCGGCCAGCGCGTCCTCGCGCTTCTTCAGGTCGTCGGCCTGGGCCGCCAGATCCTGTGGTTGGGGTGGCCGCGGCATCTTGGAGACTGCAATCGCGGCTCTTTGGGAAATCATGGCGTCCAGTTCGGGCGGAATGCCCGGCATTTCCTGCTCGTCGGCGTCCAAGTCCATCGGCGGCAGCTCGATTCCGAGCATTTTCATCATTCCAAGCCTTTCCCCGTAGGCTTGGTGCTCCGCAACATGGGCCATCAGGACTGGAATGCGTTCTGCGATGAGCGGGTTCTGAGGGGCTTGGGCCTGCATGGCCTGGAGCTGAGTCTGGTGGACTTGGTAATGGGAGCCGTGATCCTGATCGACGAAAACCTTTACCGGACGGCCGGCCATGATGAGGGCGTTTTCCGTGACCGGGTCCGCCCGCTTGATGTCCTTGGGGTCCGGCAGGAGCTGGTTGATTTGCTCCTGCGGTATGCGAAGGGCTCTCAGCATCATGCTGTCGGCTTCCCGGCGGTCCATGGCGGGGTTTGCGATCGCCATCTGCCCTACTGACTGCGCCAGGGCGATTCGCTGCGTCGAGCTGAAGATGTTCGGGTCCGAGACCGGAACGATGTTGGCGTAGTCGGCGAAGTCCTCGGCCATGACTTCCCTGGACTCGCCCGGGATGTCGTAGGGGTATCCGCCTTCCGGGATGTATTCCTTCCACACGTCGCGGAGGATCTGGAGTTCTTCCCCGAGAGCCGCGTGCCCCCGCTTGTGCACTGCGGAAAAGACCTTCTTGCCTTCCTCGATCAAAGCGACCGTGGTTCCTACGGGTCCGGTGTTCGAGGCGTCCCCAACCATAGCGTCCTGCGTAGAGAAAAGCCTTTGGCCGCCCTCAACGAGCAGCCCCAAGGTCTGAAACAGGGCCTGACTGGGTTCCTTGAAGTTCGGCGAGTAGAACATCTTCGACAGTTCTTCGAACTCCATGTCGGTGTCCTGAAACACGCCGGCCTGAAGGGTGATATTTCCCGTGGTGCGCGCGCTCTTCGTCTTGAACCCGCCGGCCATCGAGGCAAAAGCGGACCCCATCAGGAGAACACGGAGGGCGAAGGTCGAGGCTCTGGCGATTCCCGAGGCCAGGTGCACGTAGCCGTAGGAGTAGAAGCCGTCGCCCGGGATAAATGGGTAGTGGACGAACCAGACCCGTTTTCTTTGCAGTGAATCATCTTCCTTCCAGTTTCGGTACAGCCCAAGGAGCTTCTGGCTGTCGCGCTCGACGTGGGCGATGTAGGGGAGTGCTATCCCGGTTTTCTTCTTCTTGTCGTTGACGTGCTCGAATCCTGCCAGATCCCAGTTGGCGTGCATCTCCAGGAAGATGTGCGGCTGCATTTCTCCGAGCAGGATGGAAGGCGTCATGCCCTCGGCTTCGTCTTTCTTTTCCTTGATGGTGTTGTAATCGCTCGGTGCGGTCCCTGTTGGTTCACCCAGAACATCGTCGGTGTAGAAGCCGATGTCTTGTAGCTTCAGAACGTCGTTGTGCTCGATCTTCTGCTCGTGGGTGTAGCGCGGGGCCGACTGAAGGCTTGCCGCGCCGTAGGGCACAATAAAGTGCTGTCCCCGCACCCAGCGAGAAACCGGAGTTCCGACTAGCGGATCGTAGGAAATCTTCTTGAACTGACTGCCCTCGTAGGACTGCACGAATAGCATGCGGTCGAATTCGTTGTAGTAGGACTTGTCTTGAATCGTGAGGGTGAAATTGAGGAAGTTCGCCAGCCGGTCGGCTGAGTCTTCCTTCTCCTCGGTCACATCCCCGAGCACTTCCCATTTTGCCGGCCCGCCGGAGGGGAACAGTTCGGTGATGGCGCGCGACTGGTACTGAATCGCCGCTTCGGCGAGCAGCGGGTGGGTGACTTTCTCGGCAGCTCCAAGCGGACCCAGGTCCGAGGCGTCCTTGACCACCCCCAGGAGGACCAAGCCATCGGCAAGTTTGTCTACCCACGGTTGGCGGGCCTCAACGTCGGCATCAACCCATCGGATCACGTCCTGGGCGATGCGAGCTTTTTCGGTGTCGGTGATGAAGCGCGCGAGGTTGGCGCCATGTTCCTTGGCGTCCTCGGCGTTGAACGGAAGGTCCTGCTTGTCCGGGGCGAAATCGACGATGACATCCTCGCCCGACTGCGTGATGCGCGCCTCGTCGCCTTGGGGCATCGGCATCGTGAGGTCAACAATAGCTCCCGCCGGGATTGCCCCGGGTGTGCGTTCGTGGCTCGGATCGAACGGGTGAGGTCCGTTTCCGTTCATGCCCTCTCCTGAAACGGTGATCGTTACCGCTTGAGCTTGCTCACCACACCTCGGCCGGGGCTCGGTGGTCTGATTTGCACGTCCGGTGCCACGGGTACAGGACGGCTAGGAGGCATAGGAGCTTTAGCCGTTATCTGTCTCGCCCTGTCAACCATTTGCCTTTGCAAAGCGGGATTACTCGGACCAGGGCCCGGATTTGGCTGTGTGGATTTCTCCACTCGGAATACGCCAGGACGGCCAGGAGGCATGGATTTCTCCACTCGCTGTGCGCTCACTGTCGGTGCGGGGAGTGATTGCGGCGACATATTGATTTTGGTGCGAGGAACAAGGTCACTACGTGACGTGATACCTGATGTGGTGCTCGGTCTTAGCGCGGGGCCCACTATTTGTTTCATCCTGGACAGCGCTTGGTCACGCTTGTATTGAGGTGTTGTCATTTGACCTCCTGTCGAAAACCCGACAAGCGTACTCCTGTCGAATTCTCGACGCAAGGGGCAGGTTGCGGTACGGCCTGATTTGTGATTTACTCGCGCATGGATTCCAATTCTCCACGACCGCGACCCGTTATCTCAGAGCGTAGCTCAGGGGTAGAGTCCCGGTTTTGGAAGCCGGTTGTCGAAAGTTCGAATCTTTCCGCTCTGACCAACCTAAAACGACAGACGATCAAGGGGCGTAGCTCAGTTGGTAGAGCAACGGTCTTTGACATCGTTGGTCGCTGGTTCGAGTCCAGCCGCCCCCGCAAATCCCGACATTGCCGCCCACTTCGCACCGGACGAAGGACGTTTCGGGGTGGCTGTCAGCAAGCGGCCAAGCCAAGGGATTGTGACTCCCTTATCGTGAGTTCGACTCTCACCAGTCACCCCCAAGCGCCTTTACGATTGCGATACCGACTCAGCTAAACGCTGGGCCTGTGGCGCAATTGGCAGTCGCGCTTGCCTCTCTGTAATTTCGTGTTAGAATAGCGAATGCCACGCTATTCAGATGATCAACTTCATGAAGCCGCAGAGAATTCAACCTCCATCACAGGGGTGTTGAGATTTTTGGGTATATTGCTCCCTGGGGGTAGCCATGGGCACATACGAAGAAGGATGCAGAGGGCTGGGGTAGACACCAGTCATTTCACAGGTAGAGCATGGAACAAAGGAAAGAAACAGCCAAGGAGAACAGCGGCAAGTATTTTAGTTAAACGTGATGTTGGTGACAGACAAGGTGCGGCGTATTTGCGAAGGGCTTTGATTGAGAGTGGGGTCCCCCATCTATGTGAGCAGTGTGGGTTGGGGCCAGAATGGAAAGGTAAGCCTCTGGTATTGGATGTGGATCATCGTAATAGGAATAGGTTGGACGATAGGAAGAAGAATCTTCGATTCCTTTGCCCAAACTGTCATAGCCAAGCGTGAAGATGTTCTGGGTTCGAGTCCCAGCAGGCCCACCAAGGTGAGTTGCGAGAACGGCAATCGGTGAGGCTGTAACCCTCAAGCATGCTCGGCATAGGTGGTTCGACTCCATCACTCATCACCAAATAACGCCCCGGTGGACAAAATGGCAAAGTCTCCTCGCTTAGAACGAGGCTATTGAAGGTTCGAATCCTTTCCGGGGTACCACACTTTTGAAGTACAATGCCGCCGACGCGGTCTCCACGTTGGCGTGTAACGGCCTTCCAAGCCGGCAGCGCGAGTTCGATCCTCGCAGACCGCTCCAGAATTTCGGGGATGTAGCTCAGCAGGGAGAGCATCCGGCCTGCAACCGGAAGCGCGTCGGTTCGATTCCGATCATCTCCACCAGAATTCCTGGGTAGCACAGCAGGTAGTGCGGCTCCCTGTTAAGGAGCGGGTCGTGGGTTCGAGTCCTACCCCAGGAGCCAATTGGCGCAGTGGCAGACAGGCAATGCAACGGATTGTCTATCCGTACGATGAGGGTTCGAATCCCTTCTGCGTCGCCAACATTCATGTATCATGCCGGTCATGGAAACCACAACACGAACGCGCATCGCTGCTGTAGCTCAGGCGGTAGAGCACTTGCCTCGTAAGCAAGCGGTCGCGGGTTCGATTCCCTGCCAGCAGCACCAACTCAGGCGTCGGCGCAGATAATTCTGCCGCCGATAGCTCAACGGACAAGAGCGCCGCGCTTCGAACGCGGAGGTTGTGGGTTCGAATCCTACTCGGCGGGCCAAGCGCCCGTAGCTCAGTGGATCAAGAGCAGTGAGCTTCTACCTCACGGGTCGAGGGTTCGAATCCTTCCGGGCGCACCAAAACCTGATATACTTTTTACACCATGAAAACCGCGCTTACACGAGAGACCACCGGAACCGTTCGGCTTCCGGTGAGGCCAACAGGCTTTCAACCTGTCAAGATGGGTCCGACTCCCATACGGTTCGCCCGATCAAGTCGATCTTCCTAATCATCGGAAGGTTGGCAGAGCCCGGTAATGCATCATCCTGCTAAGATGAAGTCGGCACCTCAGTAGGGCCGCGCAGGTTCAAGTCCTGCACCTTCCGCCACCATCAACGGAAGGCTCCGCTGGAACGGTCCGTTCCATGTTAGTATTCAACTATCTTGCCATACTCGGACCAAAAGAAACAGCGGGCGTATATGACGATCTATACGCGCGAGCGTCGCGCCGAGATCAGGCGTGTGATCGGGTTGGCAAAAGCAAGGCCATGCGCCGATTGCGGCATTGAGTATCCTACCTGCGCGATGCAGTTCGATCATGTTCGTGGCAAGAAGAACCTCGCTATCGGCAGCGCCACAGCCAAGATCAAAAACATCGCCGTCCTACATGCTGAGATTGCAAAATGTGACGTGGTATGCGCCAACTGTCACGCCATCAGAACTGAAACACGCAAAACGATTTAGTCGAAAACCAGGGGGACACCTAAGCAGGGTTCGGAGTTCGATTCTTCAGCCTTCCGCCACCTACCCAAACATCTGGATGCGTCGTTTCTCCACCGGCTTGTCCTCGTCCTCGTCGGTCAGCTTCAGGTGCCAGTGCTGGCGCAGCCAGAGCCAGGCGTGGATGGCAGTGTCGGCGTAATCGGTGAATTCTCCATCCGGGTAGCCGGCGACCTCGTCGACCACCGGCAGCGCCCACGAGTAAGGCGTCCACGTCCCTTCCCTGAACTTGCAGGGGTAGAAGACGCAGCCGTCCTCGAGCACGGTCTGAGCGGCGTAGGCACGGGCACGCTTGGAGCGCCCCATCCACTTCGGATTTGCCGGGCGTACCGGGAGTCCGGCGCGGCGGAGTTCTTGCAAAAGTGAATGGCCGCTGGCCCGCTTCTCGATCAGCACCCGGTCCGGCCGGTATCGCTTGTATCCCCGTTTCGCCTCATCCCGCAGTTCGGTGAATTCACACTTGGAGCGCCACGCCTCAAGCAGGATGCAGCAGTATCGTGTCCGCTCGACGTTGAGACCATCCTTCTTTTGCAGGGTATCTGTGTGAGAAAAGATTCCCCAGGTTGTTCGAGCCGAGTAGGAGTTTTCCTCGCCTTCCTCGAAAGCCGTATCGTAGACCTGGATGACGTACTCGACTTTCGGCAGTTCCTGTTTCCATTCGCGCCACCAGTTCGAGAGCAGAATGGCTCCGCCTTCGGGTCTTGGCATCTGCTGGTACTGCCCGGCCCAGCCTCTGATCCCGGCCTTGACCTTGGCGGTGTCCATCATCTCGCGGGTGAACCATTCCGGCCACAGGATCTCGTCCACCTTGCGCCCGAGCGGATCGTTGGCGGCGTCCTCTTCGGTCTCGATCACGGCTTTCAAACAGAGGACGTACCACATCTCGCCGTCTTTGCCCTTGACCCATCCGGTTTTGCCGGCGAAGGTTTTGGGGATGATGCGGCCGATGATGTCCCCCTCTGACCATCTTGTTGAAACGATGACCTGTTTTCCGTGCGGTTTCAGGCGAGGCCAGGCATCATGAACATACCAGTTCCAAATCTTGTCCAGAACATTTTGCGAATCCGCATCCTCTTGTCCCCGGATGGCGTCGTCGATACAAAGGAGTTCCGCGCGTCTTCCGGCAAAAGGTTGAACGCCAGTGGCAAAGTATTCGCCACCTTTCTCTGTTTCCCAAGAACCTGCTGCGCGCGAATCTGACGCGACGCCAACATTGAAGACCTTGTGATGCAGTTCACTTGCAAACGTGTTTCTCGCTCTACGTCCAAAGCGATGGGCAAGATCATCCGTCTGTGATCCCTGAATCACATTAAATGCTGGATGTTTGCCGAGATACCACGATGGAAATAAATGCGAACAGTAGGTGCTGTTGTGCGTAGGAGTCATTGACTCGCCACATAGATAGAGATGAGATGGTGAATCAACTTCGATGCAGATCGTATCCGCAGTCCCGCATGGCTCCGCTGAGATATACGTGTTTGGAGTTCGGTACTGATCTCTCGCGTTTGCGCTCTTTCGTGGAGAGCGCGCGGCCTCCTTCATGTAGAAGGAAACGTGATAGGCCATACCATGTTGGACGCCATAGAGCATTGCCTTTGACACCGACCATCCAGCCTTGACGCCGAGCGAGCGCACCAGTTCTCTGAACTGCAATGCCAGCCATTCGTTGGTGTTGCAGAACGTCGCAGATCCTTGCTTGTTGCTAACCGTTCCATCCGAATCAATGAGCCCTTGAACCAGTGCGAGCCGTTGCCTTATTGATCCGCGCATGTAAATCTTGGGGATGTATTTTTTCCCATAGGTCTTGTGTGCAGGATCATTGACTAGACCGAGTTGCACGAAGAGATGGCGAACGCCGAGCACTCCAAAATTCAAAGGCGACGATGAATCGGATGTCTTATATCCAAGACGACCAAGCTCGTCGCGCACCCAGCTAACATCATCTTGATGGCAAGTAATGCGAAGTCCTGCGCTGTTACCGTTTCCGAGCCACATCCCAAGCAGGTAGGGGTCGATTGGAAGATTTGCGTCTGGTAGGTCAAGAGCCTTCGCGTGCTCTACCATGGCCCGTTTGTTACGCCGTCGAGCGATGATGTGTGTCTCGTGATCTCGGAATGCGCCGTGCCTTCTATCAAGTCGCGCACGCCACTCGTGGTCATGGTCGGCGATGATTTCGTCTCCGCAGTCAGTGAGCACCTTGTAGACCGGCCTGTCCTTGAAGATTGGGCTGACCCATGTCACGCGGCACACCTTTCCTTGCTCATCGAATACGCAATCTCCGATCTGCATGTCGCCCATTCTGCGCCAGCCCGATGGCGTTGGAATCGGCGTATCGAGCGCAAGCGCTTTCGCACTACCAGGCGGCGCCTGAATAATCAGGTTCCTGAACTTCCTCCCATGCAGCTCGCCCTCTTCCAGCGCCTGCAACAACTTGCAAATCAACTGGTGATGCGTCGCCGGAATGTACCGCGCCGGCAGGCTCAATTCATGCAGCCTCGGCATGTCGTCTTTTTCGACCTCTGCCGGGATGTGGAGACCGCAGTAGACGGCGAAGTTTTCTTTCGCCTGGGAGAATTCTATGCGGTCGGCTTCGGCTTGGAGTTCACGGAATTCCTCGACCGACATTTCCTCGAGGTTGGTTTCATCCATTAAAAGTGAAGGGGCTTAACGAGCCCCATCCCTGTCATGGTGTTTGCGGGGCCGGCGAGGGTTCTGGCAACCCTCGCCGGCCCCGCGCGGTATAGCCGACGAGCGGCTGTTTTATTCTTGGTTGCGGGAGCGAGAATCGAACTCGCGGTCGAGGGCTTATGGGACCCTCTGGGCTACCAGCAACCATCCCGCGCAAGCATTTCATCCTAATGGCTGGCGCTTGTCAAGCCGAAAACTTCACCGCGAAACCCAGATCCCAAACGCGATTGCGCCGAGCAAGACGGCGGCCGCGACAGCAGCGGAAAACGGCCCGAGCGCCAGCCGGTCGAGCACGCGGTCGGTGAAAGTCTCGACCACCTGGTATTTGGCTTTGAGTTTTTCGCTGTCCATCACAGCGCGAATCGCACGAAACGGACCTTCACCGCCGCGGTGTCGGCAATCGCATAGGGTGCCGTGGCCGGGCACCTGAATACCGCCCACTCACCGGCCAGGAGTTTGATCATGTCGGCGGCCCCGGTGGCGGCTCTCAGACTCACGAAGTTCGTGGCGTCCATGTTCTGGACATACCAGTAGCCCCCGGTCGTGCAGTCCCCAAGCAGAATCGCTTCCTCGGCCGCAAAGCCGACGATCTGCGTGTTGTCCATGTTCGCGGTCCCGGTCACCGTCACCGAGAGCGAGGGTGGGGAAAAATCCACGCTCGGAACGTTTGCCTTCGCAAACTGAATCCGCAGGCCAGATAGGGTCAGTTCGTTAGCCATGGTGCCTCCAAAAATGTCACGTTACGCCAACTTCAGGACTTTGGCAATCAAGGCTGCGGCTTCGTCCAAGGCCCGCAGTTCTTCCAGCGTGCAGGCATCGCGCTCGAGCTGGGTCATGTCCATGGCGTCGCGGAGGAGGTCGTCGCGCTCGGCGCGGGTGATCTCAAAGGTCGTACATCTGCGGTCAATCTGCGCAACGCGCCGTGCAAGGGCCTGTACCTTCGACCCATCGCACCCGGTGCGCTCAAGCGTTTCGAAGGCGCTCATGCCGCCTCCGGCTTCCACGCTCTGGCGATATGGCGGGCAAGCGCGAACGGAATTTTGGCAATTGCGGCAGAGGCGGCTTTGCGGGCGTTGCTCTTGCTGCTCGTCATACGCGAAAGAGATGGTTGCTCTGCATTGAACCAATCGCCACCTTGTTTCACACCATCGCTTTTCGCCTGATTCGTCAGGTGCCGCGTGTGCGAATGGCCGTCGCGGATGTTCGCGTGGCCTATCGTTTTTGTGCCTTCAACGCTCGCCGTCTGAAACGACTTCCCGCTACCGAAGCGGAAGCCGGGAACCTTCTGGCCTGCAAGCGCGAGGACTGGATTCTTACTATGCCCGCTTGTCGTGTTGTTGGCAATGGCAAACCATGATCCGCCGTTGTTCTTGATTGATTTTGTCATCGGCATCAGCGCCGGCACGTCGCCCCAAAGATGAAACGATCCGTAGTTCCAACGTGACCGACCCACCCATTTATTTGCGCCGCGCACATTCTCTACTACCAGCGGGATGAAGTGGCCCGCAGCTTCGATTGCCTCGCGCTGAATCCGAAAGCAGGCGTCGAACAGGGCGGTAAGACGCTTGCGCTCGGCAGGATCGGCCAATATCGCGGTGCGCTGCGCCTTCGCTTTTGACCACGGCATAGCCATGTAGCTAAACTCCTGGCAGGGCGGACTTGCGACGATCAGCGCCGCATCCTTAAACTGCCTTCCGTGCAGGGTAAGCACATCCTGAAGTACAAGCTGCGCCGGGTATCCGCCAGTCCCGTAGTTGTGGCGCTCAATGTCGAAGCCGATCACGTCCCAACCCTCGGCAAGCAGACCCTCGGTCCAGCCGCCAAGGCCGCAGAACAGGTCAATCGCAAGAGCCACTCAATTCTCCCGAAAAAATAGAAATTTTTTTCCACCCCTCTTCGTCTTCCATTTCTCCAAACGCTTCATCTTCGCGTACAGCGCCGGGCGCCCAACTCCGAGGGACCGCGCAGCACGCGAGACCACACCACCGGAAAGATAGAGCGCCGCCTCGATGTAGGCGCACTCCAACTCGAGCAGTTCATCAGGCAAGGAGAAGCCCTCGGTCAGTAACTGCGCGTGCACCCTGCCACTGCTCACGATGTCCATGATTCACGGCGATTGTTGTCAGCGTCATCTGCGATTCACGATAACTTCACGATTTCCTCACCAAAACTTCACCGTTTTTTCACTTTTAAGAACTGCACGATAGTCTCAAAACATACCACAATGTAGTACCTGTCACGGATTAAGACAAGTGTTGAAATCTCGACAGGAGAAAAAAATAAATTGGGAAAAGAGGGAAAGTCGGGTGAGGGGGAATGAATTCTGGAGCCTCCTCTGCCGCCCTCTTTTCCGCCTCCCGGGGCCGGCCTGGGGGTAGGTGAGGGGGTACCCCGGGGAGGGGTCTCGCCTCTTCGGCCTCTGCTGAAGGGGCGATCGGCCAGAGGTCAACGCAGGTCGAACCGCTTTGCGAACCAATCCATCGACTCTGGTTCTGCGTCATAGATGTGGTTTGCAAGCTCGTGGTCCTGCGTGTAGAACGCCTGACGTTCGAGTGCCCACACAACATTCCATGCCTTGGTCGTTGGCCTGAACCATTCTCCAGCCATTCGCTCATCGCGTAGGTGGTGGTGGATCAAGCATTCCTTGTCGCCAGCAACTGGTGCCGAGGTCAGCAACCGCAACCGCTCCGGGTTTCCAGTCTGGAGTTCACGAAGTCTGCCCGCCGGGTTCTCGGCCACACCAAACTTAATCGGCCCGCCGTCGCCGGCCTGAATCGCATAGATCATCATGCCTCCTTGGTTCGTTTGGATGCCATCCACTCTCGGTTCCGCTTCCGAACTTGATCGAGATGTGGCAGCCGCGGCAGGCTCTCACGGCTTATCCTTGAGCGGATGACCGTGCCGATCGCAGGTGTTCGGCGTGCCGTCGCGCACATCGAGGTTCGCTCGCCGGCGCATCTCGGCACGCCAGGCGCCGCGCTCGGGGCCTGGGCCCGGATCCGGACCGAGCGGAGGCCGCGGTACGGGCGGCTCGTATGGCTTTCGGCCCCAGCCTGGGACCTTCTGCACTGCTTGGACAGCTTGGGTTGCCACGACTGGTGCGGGCTTCAGCCGTTCAACGCTCGCCGGATCTGGCTGGCCTTTGATCGGTTCCAGGATCCCCGGCGGCAGCGGCGCGAGGTCGCGCTCGGCCAGCGTCGAGGGCGCTTCGGGCTCGGAATCCCCGGTTTGATCCGGGGCTTCGATCTCTGGTGTCGGAATCTCGACAGTAGTCTTAGTGTCGGAATATTGACAGTCAACAGGTGTCGAATTCTCAACAGTCGCAGCCGACGACGACCCGACGAGGCGCATCGGCCTCGCCATGCCCAACTTGACCATCTTCAGCTTAAGCAGCCGCTCGGCCTCGCGGCGCTCCTCGATCGAGGCGAAGGCGCCAGGCGTACCGATCTCTTTGCGCTCGACGAACATGCCCAGGTCGCGCCCGAGTAGCTCCACAGCTCGAGTTGCGCCGGCCGCGTCGAACTGATACTCGCCGGTTGGGATCCCTTTCACGAGCACCGGATCGTGTTGCATGCAGCGCTCGGCGACCTCTTGCAGCGTACCTCGAACGTAGGCCCTGGTGATCTCTTTTTTGCCCTCGCGGGAGGCATTGAAACGCTCTTCCATGGCCCTGGTGGCGGCGCGTATCTCCTCGCACCTTTGGCGTATGGCAGGGTTCTTCTTAAGCACTCCGACCGCCGTTTGTGATGCCGACTTGGCCGAATACCCTGCTGCAATCAGTGCTTTGGTCTGATTGTCACCTGCGGCCAATCGGCGGGCGATTGTTTCGTGCTTCAAATTGTCGAGGCTT